ATAGTTCCTTTAAATGATGTTACTTCCTTTGGTATGCCGGAAGAAAATAACTCGTATTATTGTAAAGGTTATATGCTTGAAGATTTAATTAATCTAATAGTACATGAACACCTTGTGATCTGGGAGATGATGGATAATGGCAATAAAGTAGAAGGATTTATTGAGATGGAAGATTATCCAAAAGCCGTGATAAAACAATTTAATTATGAGAGGAAAAAGTTGTGAATATATTTTATCTAGATCCAAATACTACTAAATGCGCTGAATATCATGTTGATAAACATTGCGTTAAAATGATAGTTGAGTATGCCCAGTTATTATCTACTGCACATAGAGTTCTTGACGGTAAGGAATATATTGACGATTCCTCCGGTAGAAAAATCAAACGATGGAAACTTGGTAGTTCTTATGAAGATATCCTTTATAAAGCAACGCACATTAATCATCCTTCTGCTATTTGGGTTAGACAATCTTATGACAATTACTACTGGTTAAGAAGTCTATTGTATCGATTGTGTAAAGAATACACATATCGATATGGTAAAACGCATAAAGTTGAATCATCTGGATTATATGAAGCACTGTCTTATGCTCCAATTAATATGAAATTACATGTATTTACGGAACCTACTCCGGCTATGCCTGATGAATATATAATCAAAGGTGATTCTATACAGTCTTATAAGAATTACTACAATGGTGCCAAGCAAGCATTGCACAATTGGAAAAACAGACCAATCCCAGATTTCATAGAGGTGCCGCAATGTTAATTTATATAGTTACAGCATATCGGTTTGGAGATAGAGAATTGCATAGTTATGTGGTTGGTGCATTTGATAACGAAGAAAATGCGATCAAACAAGCCAAACTTGAAACAGAATGGAGAGGCGGCAAATATGAATGTGAAGTTCGTTCAATGGAGTTAAATGACTCATTGAAATACAAAAACTTTAATGTTGTATTGGACTTACCTAAAATGTCTAATATATAAACTATAATGATATACACTATTTTGTAAAAGGAGAATAAATGCCATTATATGATTTTAAAAATAAAGAAACAGGAGAGATAGTTGAACTGTGTATGTCTTATAGTTCTAAACAACAATATTTGATAGATAATCCGCATATAGAATCTATCATTTTAACTTCACCCTCATTAGGAGATCCTACTAAACTAACAGCAACTAGAAAAATGGATACCGGATTCAAGGATGTTTTGCAGCGTATACACGCAAGGACTCCAGGAAGTCAATTAGATCAAACTTCTTCTCAACTTTAAAGGAATTACTATGGCTCGTAAATCTGCCACTAAAATTATTGACAGACATTTCGAAGACACCATGCAATATCAACAACCTGCAAATGATAAGGTTGTGCAAAACTCTCAATCAAATCGATTAAAGATGCGAATTGAGGATTTAAAAACATTTAAACCGTTAACAGAAAATCAAAGACTATTCTTTGAATCCTATAGAGTAGGTGAATACTTTATGTTTTTATCGGGTTCGGCTGGAACTGGTAAATCATTTATTGCCCTTTATAAAAGTATTGAAGAATGTATGGATAAAGGGAATTCTTTTAATCAAGTTTTGATTGTTAGATCCGCAGTACAAACAAGAGATGTAGGTTTTCTTAAAGGTTCTTTAGAAGAGAAGACTTCGGTATATGAATTGCCTTATGAACAAATAGCAGATACTTTGTTTGGCAAAAAAGGGGCTTATGGCAGACTTAAGGAACAAGGATATATTGAATTCATAACAACTACAGCTATACGAGGAATTTCCATAGATAATTCTATTGTCATTGTTGACGAATGTCAAAATATGACCTGGGGTGAACTATCGACAGTTATTACTCGCATTGGTCATAATTCAAAAGTTATATTCATAGGTGATACCAAACAAAATGATTTAACTAAAAAGTCTAATGAAATATCTGGGATGCCCGATTTTTTATTAGTTGCAAATAGTATGAAAGAATTCTGTAGGATACATTTTACGCCAGAAGATATTGTTAGATCAAGTTTAGTTAAATCATGGATAATTGCTTGTGAGAAATTAGGGCTTTAATTTACATTTATCACCATGCCATCTTGAAAAATTCATCTTGCCCTTTATTTGCTTATTACAATAAGGGCAAGATATAAGAACATCTTGGGCTCTAAGTTTTTTAGATTGAATAGATACTTTAGTTCTTGCTTCATTAGTTTTTGACCAATTATCTACCCCATATTTTTCTGTTGTAGTTATAGAAGCAAGATTTCTATTGTTATATGTGTTTGACCCATATTTTTCTTGTTTGGTACAAGCAACCTTTTTAGAGATTCCTGATATTTGGGAAACATTAATAACATTGTTTTCAATACAGTAATTAGTTCTAGATATATTCAATGAATAATTACCATACTTTTCTAAACATGTTACTTGATTCTTTGTGGAATTATTATAATTCTCATCATCATATCGTTTTAATTTAGTTTGCTTAATTTTAATTATAGTTGATTCTAATTTAGAATTATGCACTACTCCATATTTTTTTAACAAAGTTTGTTGGGTCTTTTCATAAAATTCAGGTAATCCAAATGACATACCTGAATTATTATGTCCATTATACCAATCAGGAGAACTAGCACAATCTAAGCATTGTAGAAATAAAGATTCATAATCGTAGGCAGATATTCCGTCTAAGTATGTGTCAATTCTTAATATTTCAAATGCAGTTAATCCATCTTGGTCTATAATAGAATTAATTGTTAGAGATGAAGTTGTATATCCATTAGGTTGCATAAACTCATCTGGATGACATCCTTTTGCCCATTTAGATCCGGCATATAATTTTTTAGATTCTTTATGCTGGATAATGTAAAAATATGGAATTGTATATATATTTGTGCTGGTCATGTTAGTTCCTGTAATTAATAGAGAAATGATTAGAGTAAGTAGGAATTGGCGTTCCGTGACTTACAACTTATTTATATAAAATGAAATTTTACTAAAATAAACGTTTACATTTCCTGAAAAAGTGTTATAATAGACTCATAAATTAAATAAATGAGGAATTATAGATTATGAAAGAATGGGATATTTTTAAAGTGTGTGAACAAGAATTAAAATTCATTACGAGTCACACAGGGTATCAATGGTCTTTGGATCAATTGATGGAAGAATTGGGTGAAGGTTTCAAAGCATTCCTAACCGATGAACCATCTATGAACTATACAGTCTAATTGATATGCGGACGTTTCATGAATATAATTTTCCAAAACTAGTTCAGAAGAATACTGATGGATCTAGAGTTTATTTAACTCCAACTGGAGAAAAGTATCCATCAGTAACTTCTGTCACGGGTTTAGGAGGGGCTAAACATATAATGGAATGGCGTGATAGAGTTGGCCATACAGAAGCAGATGCTATATCTAGAAGAGCTGCGAATAGAGGTACACGTATTCATAAATTATGTGAAAACTATCTACTTGGTAAAGAAATAGAAGTTGATATGTTTGATAAAGAGGTATTCAACTCAATGTTGCCTCATATAGATAAAGTTGGTGATATACATTGTATTGAAAAAAGGATCTATTCTCATATATTAAAAGTCGGAGGTACTGTCGATTTAATTGCAGAATTTGAAGGAGAAATGGCAGTACTTGATTGGAAGACTTCAAGAAGGGTAAAGGATTTTGATGAATTTGATGGTTACTTTATGCAAGCCGCGGCATATTCTCAATGCTTTTTAGAGTTGACTGGAATTAATATAGATAAGTTAGTAGTTGTTATAGGCATTGATGATAATCCTTCAAAAGTCTATATAGAAGATAAAGCTAAGTGGCTGAAAAAGTTTAAGCATCAAAGATATAAATATTATGCTATAAAAAAGATATAAATAGTAATACTTATAAAATAGGAGAAAAGTATAAGATAAACTGAAGTACCACTCCCAAATACGTTCAAATTAGGCAATGAGTCCACCGAAGAACTAGGGAAGCATTATTAGGCGTCTTCTAATAATGTCACTAAAAAATAGGAGAACCACATGCGAGCAATCACAATGCTCTTATGTCTGTATAGTATGTCTGCATCAATATATGCTCAGA